GACTACAAGATGATATTAAACGGTGGACCCCACCGGGAATTGAATCTGTTATTGTTGCCTTATCTTGTTCTCGTAAGGATAATATAAGAAAAGACTACTTACCTACTTATAAAGAGCATCGTGAAGGTAGGCCACGTCCAGATTGTTTGAGCGATGCTATACAGTTTTTACGGGATAACTATACCGTAGTAGCTGAAGATAGACTTGAAGCTGATGATCTTATGGGTATCTATAAGTCTGATTTTAAGGCTATATGCGTAACAATAGATAAGGATCTTAAACAAGTTCCCGGATATTCTTGGCAACCACAGCTTGATAAAACGACTGAAGATCTAGGAATTGAATATACATCCGTAGCCGATGCTGACTTATGGTTTCACCGTCAGTGGATTACAGGAGATAGTACCGATAATATTCCCGGTATTTGGAAACTTGGACAGAAGAAAGCCGAAAAGCTACTAAACGAAACAAGTACAAAGAACCACACTGCTCTAGTTCTGAGCCTCTACGAACGTCGTAGAGACCGAAACGGAGATCCATATACCCTTGATGATGCCATAGCCATGGGACGCTGTGTTCGCATTCTAAGGGCTGGGGATAAGACCCCATGGAACCCATACGAGTAGTCCCTGATTTAGAGCTAGGAACAAGATATGGCAGACTATAACGCACAAACAACTACATTTGACAATCTAAATATCTTTACTTCAAGTAGTGCTACATATACTAAGAACACAGATATTTTCTTAAAATCTGGGAAACACGGATACCCGAAGAGGGGTACACCAGAATCAGCTGGCTTTGATTTAAAAGCTGACCTAACGAAAACTGTAACGATTCAACCAAATGAAACAGTTATGATTTCGACTGGACTTTATCTAGAACTTCCAGAAAACATCTGTGCTCTTATTTTACCACGCTCAGGGCTTTCATATAAGCATGGTATTACTGTAGCAAATGCACCGGGTCTCGTTGATCCAGATTATCGTGGGGAAATTAAAGTACTTCTTCGTAATGAAGGAAATATCCAATACGTCGTTGAGGATGGAGACCGTATTGCACAACTTTTATTTACACCCTTTTTTGCACCATCCTTTGTAACTGTTGAGGAACTCAGTAACACCACCAGAAATGTTGGTGGCTTTGGCTCAACTAACCTAAAGTAAACATGAACACATTTGAGAATTTTATTGCCCTTAGTAGATACGCTAGATGGATTGAATCTGAACAACGACGAGAAACATGGGAAGAAACTGTTGATCGTTGGTGGACTTACTTCACAACGAAAGAACCACAACTAGCAACAAGACCGGATATTAAACAAGCAGTATTAGATCGGGAAATCTTTCCATCTATGCGAGCTTTAATGACAGCTGGTCCAGCACTGGATAGAGACCATACAGCACTTTATAATTGTGCATATTTAGAGATAGATTCTTATGAATCGTTTTCTGAACTACAGTATATTCTTATGTGCGGAACAGGTGTTGGCTATAGTGTCGAACGACGATGTGTTGGAAAACTTCCTATTGTTCCAACAAGCATTGAACGTAAGGTTGATTCTGTAATTCAAGTCGAAGACTCAAGAGAAGGTTGGTGTAACGCACTAAAGGATCTTCTTGTCTATCTTTATTCTGGTGTACATCCAACATGGAATACAGAATTAGTTCGTCCGGCTGGTGCGAGACTTAAGACATTTGGTGGTAGGGCTTCAGGGCCGGGACCACTAGAAGCAGTATTTAAGTTTATCGTAAATACATTTTATAAGGCTAAGGGTAGACGTTTATCTAGCTTAGAATGCCACGATATTTGCTGTGTAATTGCACAGTCTGTTATTGTTGGTGGTGTTCGTCGCTCTGCTATGATCTCACTAAGCGATCTAGAGGATCGTGAGATGGCTGATTGTAAGAGTGGAAACTGGTGGCAGAATCATTCATACCGTGCTCTTGCTAATAACTCAGCAGTGTATGATCAAAAGCCAAGTCTTGGAAAATTCCTACAAGAGTGGTCATCACTTTATAATTCATTCAGTGGTGAACGTGGTATTCTAAATCGCGAAGCACTTCAAAAGGTGTGCTCTAGAGTTGGTCGTGCTGTACCTGAGGGTATCTATCTAGGTACTAACCCATGTTCAGAAATTATTCTACGACCGAACGAGTTTTGTAACCTATCAACAATTGTTATTAGGCCTAATGATACTAAGAACACCATTAAACTTAAGATTGAACAGGCTACTATTATAGGTACAGTACAATCTAAGTTCACATATTTTCCATATCTCAGAAAAGAGTGGCAGAAAAACTGTGAAGAAGAACGGTTACTTGGTGTTAGTATGACTGGTGTTTTTGATAATCTTTTTACAGCTGGACAGACAAGTCCAATGGAACTAATTGGGTTTCTACAAGACATTAGAGAATCAAGCCAAACAATTAATATTGAGTGGGCTAACAAATTAGATACAGAACCAAGTAAAGCTATTACGTGTGTTAAACCAGAGGGAACAACATCATGTCTTGCTGGTTGTTCTTCTGGTATTCATCCACCCTATGCTCCATATTATATTCGTCGTGTACGTCTTGATAAGAAAGACCCAATGTATTATCTTATGAAAGATCAGGGTGTTCCTGTTGAAGATTGTGTAAACAATCCAGACTCAACAGCTGTGTTTTCGTTTGCCATGAAGTCTTCACACGGCAGCAAAACAACACAAGATCTTGATGCACAAACACATCTTATTCTTTGGCGTATCTACGCAGATTACTACTGCGAACATAAGCCATCAGTAACTATTAACTATACTGATAACGAGTTTTTACAACTCGGATCTTCAGTATACGATCAATTTGATTATATCTCTGGTGTGTCATTTCTTCCTAAGGCAGAACACACTTATGAGCAAGCCCCATTCGAAGCAATTACTGAAGAAGAATATGATATTTTTCCTAAGGTTATTGTTGACTTCTCTCTTCTCAAGCAGTATGAGAAGGAAGATGGAACAAAGGCTTCACACGAACCAGCTTGTACTGCAGGGGGTTGCACACTTCTATGATTGAAGAGACACTAAAAACAAAATTAGAACGTAATCTTCCAATGTCTAGTGCTGAGTTTTCTAGATTAGCAAGACAACTATATGATATGATTATCGTTCTAGAAAAGGACTTAAATGAAATCAAAGTATCCGTATCTAGACCCAGCGTGGATTCCACTATTGAGGGAATTGATCTCTTCGATAAACCATTACGATCCAAACCAAACAAGTGAATACTTAGCTAGAACCTTAGCCTATCAAGCAGGAAAACTAGATATGTTATCAAAGTTAGAAGCTATTGTACGAAAGCAACAGGAGGACAGTAAAAATGTATGATCCTTTTGCGGTGTATAATCAAGCTATGGGAACATTCTTACAGGGTGGCAAGACCGACCTTGCTACCTTGTATTCAGAAACAGATAAGCTAAGAAAATCATCTTTTGTTGCTCCAGATACCACCCCTCTTATGAGCTTTTATAGAGATGTTATGGATCGGTATCAAGAAAAGATGAATAAAGCTAAAGAAGTTGAGGAATCTCTTCGTGAAGATATTAACAAAAAATACACGAAGGAAGAAAAGCAGTATCTAAATACACTGAAGCGTCAATTTGCTGAAGATCAACTCACAGGTGGTAAACTTATTGATACTAGATCGCGACTTGAACAACAAAGAAAACTAGCAGAAGTATCGAATATACAAACGATTGAAGAATTTAGAAAACTTTATCCAACATACGCTGTAAGGGGTATAGGAAAACTTGGTTCTGAATATAGTTTACTATCTAATCTAGGTATAAGAAAAACGGCAGATGAAATATATAAAGACACTAACCGTAAAACGTGGGGCGAATACGCAGCCTCTTTAACAGATCTATCGGTGTTTGGATCTCAAGTAGAATCAGCCAGTGCCTCACTTAAAGCTGAGAAATTAAAACTATCTAAAGAAAACGAACGCAAACAACGTGAGTTTATTGAAACAAAACAAAAACTTTTAGAAAGTGCCGAAGCAATTGGACGTGCCAAACGACCAGCTTATACTGAACGGCCACTATAAGGAGTACCATGGGCGGATCACCTAAAATTTCTGGTGGTATGACGAAATCAGAACAACAAGAGCTGTTAGAAGAAGAAAGACAATATCAAAAAGAACAAGAAGAACGCCGTCGTCTCATGGCAGAAGAAGATGAAAATAGACGGGTGGCTAGAGAAGAGGCAGAGAGACAAAGAGTTGCAGCTGCTGAGGCAGAAAAAATCGCATCGGCTAATAGAGCAGAACAAAACCTTATCGAAGAAGCTGAAAGTCTTGAAGATCAGGAAGATAAAGAACAAGGTGTTATGGCTCTTACGTTTTTTGAGGCACTTAATAAGGGTATAACTACCCAGAGGCCGATATGAATTCCTTAGCTGAACGATTCCAACGAATGCATGGAAATCGTCAGACTAAACTAAATAGAGCAAGATACTGTTCTGCGGTAACAGTTCCAACACTCCTTCCACCCGATGGATGGAGTGAAGGATTAGCTCTCCCACAGCCATTCTCTTCTGTAGGTAGTCGTGGTGTTACCGGTCTTGCTAGTCGTATCTTAAGTGCGCTTATGCCCCTTAATGATACACCCTTCTTTAAGTTTCAATTAAAGGATGGAAGTCAAGCACCACAACAACTTCAACAATTTTTAGATACGCTATCATTTCAAGTTTATAATAAACTATCCTCTACTAATCTTAGAGAAACTGTTTATCAAATGCTTCAACACCTCATCGTTACTGGTGATGTTTTGATTGAAATGGATTCAAATTATTTCTTTACTATTTATCGCTTAGATCAGTATACCGTTCAGCGTGATATTATGGGTGAAGTTATTGAGGTAATTCATCTTGAATATCAAATTGAAGATCCAGAGTTTATTGATTATTCTTCATACTCAAGTATTGAACATAGAATGGGTTATAAAACCTACTACTGTCAGTATCAGAAAAACGAAGACGGTTCTTGGGCTTATTCTAAAGAAGATACCAACGGTGTTGTATCAGAATCTGGCGTGTATACCGTAGTACCTATGGCTGTATTACGTTGGTATGCAATTGCTGGTGAGAATTATGGACGTTCTCACTGTGAGGATATACTCGGCGATTTAAATACGTTAGAAGCTTATACAAAAGCACAGATAGAAGGCATGGCAGCAGCTAGTGCTTTCTGGATTGCTGTAGATCCTCAGGGAATTACAGAGGTTGATGATATTGCTGGTGTACGTAATGGTTCTTTTGTTGCTGCTAAAGCATCAGATATTTCTGTTATTTCTCCAGCTAGTACTATTCAACCACAAGTAGCTGCAGCTGCACAGGCTGTTGATAATATGCGTAGAGAAGTTGGTCAAGCATTTTTAATGACTGGTCAAGCAATTCCATCTGGAGAACTTGAAACAGTCTTAGGTGGTGCCTTTTCTTCTATTGCTAGAACATTAATGGAACCAATCGTAAAACGTTGTATTGTTCAGATGTTAGAAGATAAGCTTATTGATGAGCGATTAACAGAACAATTCTTTGATGAAGATGGCACACTAACTGTTAATATTATTACTGGACTACAGGCTCTAAGTAGAGATTCAGATCTACAAAAACTAATGCAGATGGGTGAGATGGTACGAAACCTTCCACAAGATGCTTTAGCTACGTTTAGATGGAATGCATATGCCGGTGCTCTTATTACTGCTCTTGGTTTTGATTCAAGAAATTGGATTAAATCTCAGGATGAGATTGAGCAAGAGCAAAATGCGGCGCAGGCTAATCAAGTTCAAGCAAATACAGCAAACGCTGTTGGAACCGGTATTGCTGCATCAGCACAAGATCTGGCTTCAGCTGCTGTTCCAGCTTTTATGGAGCAACAATTACAATGAATTCAATGAGAATTATTGGTGGATCTAATCCAGCAATAACATCAGTTAATCGTATTACCTATGTCGTAGATACTGATGAGGTTGTTGCATATGTTAATAAATCTACCTTATTGGGTCGTTATCCTGATTTATACTACGCTTACGAAGCGGTTCGTGGAGCTATGATGAGATGTGGGTGTAGAGATCCTTATATGATTTCTAAGATACCCGTAAACTTGGTATCTAAGTCCAATCTATTAGCTACTGTAACTACACAGTTTCCAACGCCTATAGAAAATAGTGTTGATTTACCAACTACATACGGTACTTGGCTTTTACGGGTATCAAACCCAGCTATTACTACCGTATATACACCAATTGTTATATTACCGCCAAGTATATATTTAATGTATAAGAGTTTTCTAGGTCCAATAACCGCACCAACATCTGTTGGGGCAGCTGTAGCGGCTGGATTTATTCCAGTTAATTCTGGTGATCCAATTATATTTCCCGCTTCCGCAACCGACTTTAGAGTACGGTTTGCACTATATATTAACTATGGGTTAACAGCAGCTCCTCCTAGTTCTGTTTTTACGTTACAAAATGTAGCGTCTGAAACGCAGAACATTAATACTACAACACTAAATTATAATTTAATTGGATAAACACTATATGGAAAATTTAGAACCAATGACTCCACCCGTGGTGGAACAATCAACGGCTTCAATCACTGTCGACCGTGAGAGTCAAGCATTTGAAACTCATGTTATTCAAAACCAAATTGCCGTACCGGATAATTTTAAATCCGTTGGTGATTGGTTTAATGCTCTTAAATCAGCACAAAAAGAATATACAAAGGCTCGACAGGAAATTTCAGACCTAAAAAAGCAGGTTCCAGTATCTACTCCCGTAGCTCAAGAGCAACCAAAGGAATCCCCAGTTCCTTTAATTCCTGAGGAACTACGTATCCCGGATAGACCACCGGAGCAACCCGCTATACAGGCGCAGACAGATAGTCTCACTAAAGATGAATGGAATAAGTATTCAACTGAATTTGCTGTCAACGGTACTCTCTCTCAAGAGTCACGCGAAGCACTAAAGACGAAGACAAAGTTACCAGACTATGTTATTGATGATTATTTAGCGGGACAGAAGGCCCGTCTGCAACAGGCATATGGCAGTGCAGCTGAGATCGTCGGTGGAAAGGATCAACTAGCTAGAGTATTTGACTGGTCTAGTAAGAATCTTTCCGCAGAAGATCAGAAGTCTGTAAATGCTGCGTTGTCTGCACCTTCTTGGGAAGTAGCTTTGCTGGGTCTTAATGCCAAATATCAGGCATCCTTGTCAAAGAAACCAACCGCACAGGAACCAGTTAAGACTTCATCCATCCAAAAGGTGGGGGCTACGACTGCAACTCCAACCCTCAGCTCTTATTCTTCTAAGGCTGAGTTTTATAAGGACAGACGCGATCCTAGATTTGCTTCTGATCCACGATTCCGACAAGCGGTAGAAAACCGCATGTCAAAAACAAACTTTAATTCATTATAATAAGGATATAAAACATGCCAATTAACGGTGGCGCAGACATTACTGCAGACAATTTCCCATACAGAACAGACACAGGAGCGGGTATCGCAGGCCCAATCGCTGGTGCTAACAAGCTCTGGCTTTCGATCTGGTCCGGTGAAACTATTCACGCATACGACGAGTACAATATGTTCGAGTCTATCGTTGATTCAAAGACCATCAGCAACGGCGTTGCTATGGAATTCCCAATCACAGGTACCGTCAGTCTCAACGCTGCATGGGTAGCTGGTAAGGAACTTATCGGTTCAACCGATGATAGCAAGTCAGCAACAATCGCTGTCAAACTTGACAAGCGTCCTATTGCTGCTCACTTCGAAATCGACAACGTTGACCTCATGCAAACTCAGTGGGAATTCCGCTCTGAGCTTGCACGTCAAGCTGGTCTCACCCTTTCCAACGCACGTGATAAGCAGATTGCTGCTTACGTTGCAAGAGCAGCAGCTGAAGATATCAGCTTCGTTAGCACCGGATGGGTTGGTACTGATGTTACCCTTCTAAACACAGATGATCCACGCTCACTTCCATCTGGTCCAGTCTTCCTAAATGGTAAGTTCTTCGACCTCGGTCGTTCAGCTTCCGCCTCAGCAGATCGCGCAAACGCAGCTCTCCTAGCTCTCCAAGCTTGCGAAGACTTCGTTGTATACCTACAGACGATCAACGCACCAACCGATGGCGTTTACCTCGCTGTCGAACCACGCGCATTCCAAGACATCCGTGCGCTTGGTGTTGCACGTGCATCAACCGAAACCTTCAACATGCAACCAATGTTCGGTGGCGTTGCTCAGGCTGGCGGTCTTGGTGCCGCTCTTGCACAAGGTATGAACGGTCTCACGGACTCACTTGAGTACATGGGTGTTCGTATCATCAAGAGCAATCACCTCCCAACCTCAAACTTCTCCGGTATCGGTGAAGCGCGTTACAACCTCAACTTCGGTGATGCTGGTGTATGCGGTCTTCTCTTCCAGCGCAACGCAGTTGCATCTCTCAAGTTGCAAGGTCTCAAGGTTGATACCCTTGACGATATCCGCCGCAACACCACCTTCACTGTCGCAAGCATGATGGCTGGTACTGGCGTTCTTCGTCCAGAATGCGCCGCAGTTCTTGTCAAGCCAACCGCAAGCAACTGGTTAGCAACTGAAGTTACTGAAGTAAACTTTGCCGGTGCATCAACAGCTTCACCAGCAAACGCAAACTTCTTCCTTGGTGGTACCGCCCCAGCTACTGGAAACACAGTAGCAAGCTACCTCCAAGCAGCTGGCTCTGGTGGCCTTGCTGCAACCAAGGCACGTCACGGCCTTCGTTGCAACTTCGGCTCAACCTTCAGCAGAGAAGTCGTAAACAGCGCAGCAGCAGCCTTCCCCTACGCATAATTAGTGTAGGACACTTCTATTACTCTTGTAATGGATGGGTGATCATATATCTAGCCGGGAGTCCTCGAAAGGGGACTTCCGGTTTTTTTTTCTTTTTAGAAAGGTAAACAACATGGGATACTTAACAAAACTAGACGCAGTGAATCAGATGCTGCTTGCTTCTGGAGAATCGCTTGTTGCGGATCTTCAAGAAGCAAGTGGAATTGATACAGGTATTGCTGAATTCTTATTAGATCAAGCATCGCTTGAATATCAACTACGTGGTTTAGCTAATAACAAACTTATTAAAACAGTTCGACCAGACGATAATGGTCATATTCTTCTTGGATATCCAAACACCGATTTTGGTGGGGTATTAGATGTTAAATTATTATCACAACACACAACCGAAGATGGTTTAAATATTGTTGCGCGTGTTCAAGAGGGTAATCCACCAAGGCTTTGGAATATGGTTGGTAACACAGATGTGTGGGATGTTGCTGATTATACTATTGAACAAATTAATTTCTTAACATACACACAACTAGATACCAATACACAAAGAACTATCTTATCATCAGCTACCCGTAAGTATCAATTATACACACAAGCTGATCCAGCTGTTGATAACTACCTAGCTCAACGTGAAATGATTGATCGTATGCGTTCAAGAGCTAATGATATCTCTACAAAACAAAGAACAATCTGGTCTAATGATGTATCGTATGCAGCTGCAAAACGTCCATCATATTTTGGAACAGACCCAGATTCTATTAGACGAGGATCACTATGAAAATAACAATCCCCATTTACTCATTAAGTGGTGGTGTAAGTAGACAACCAGATTCAAAACGAACACCGTTTGAAGCACAGGAAATTGATAATTGTTTTGTTACATTAGAAAAATCTATTGAGAAAAGATCTGGTTTTAGGGTATTAGATAATTCAACTTCTAATTATGATTTATCATTTCTACCACTAACAGCAGACCCATCTTTTATTTGGTATACAATAGACTCTGACAATAGATATTTAATAATTATTGATAGAGCAGCTCAAAGCGCAACGTCTAAACTTCTATACGTTATAAAACTAACTAATGATCGCTGGTCGAATCAAACACAAGACTATCAGTGGGATGCCGACGATCCGGTACTAGTGTGGGATGGCTCTACTGCCATTGCTGAAAATGATTTAAGATATCCAATTTATGAGTTATCTCTATTAGAGGGTGGCTTAGATACGCCACTTGTAAAATATAATACAATTAAATCTAAAGGAACAATCTCTAGATATTCTAGAGCCTATCTAACTTATTTTGATGGTAATGCATCTGAGATTTTAAAGTCTCTTCAGGTTGGTACTTCTATCATCATGTTAAATACTAAAGTATATGCTGGATTTACATCAGGTAAAAACAGTAAACTTTTAAACTTAGATGGTATAGAGAATTCAGAAGATGATATTCAAGGAAGAGCTGTAACTTATTTTTCATCTGTTAAAGTGAAGAAAACACAAACAGGTCGTTTATATCCAGAAACAACTCTTCTAAATGATGGTGAATTTTGGGATACAAACTTTGGAGCCAAGCAAATTCCGGTAGAAGATTATATCTATGGTGATTTTGATAAACCATGGCTTGGACAATCTGTTGCAAACTTCTCAGAAATTAGATTTCCACCAGATAAAAATGATTGGATAGCTACAAATAAAAATCTAGCCACAATTCCAGTAAATGATAAAGCTACGATAATGTTAGATTCTCTTTATGATCCTAACGCCCCGTTGGGTAATGATCAAAATGGTAGAGGAAAAATTTACTATAGTGCATCTCCATATCTTTCTGTAGATGCTGGATATTATAGAATTATATCCTTTCCAGAAACAGAAGTTAGTGGAGCAGTTGTTGGTGTGGGTAAACCATATACCCAAAAAGTTAGAACACCAGACTACTGCAGTATAGTTGATAAGAGAAGAATGCCACAACGTATTCTTTTTAATGATGGTAAATTTGTCGTTTCTCCAATTGACTGGACCCCACGAACAATTGGCGATAGAGATACAAATCCAGGACCATCTCCATTTTTAGATTCTAATAGAGAAGCAAGACAAGTTCAATTAACAGCATTAGCTAATTTTAGAGATAGACTTTTTATTGCTGCTGGTGATGTTTTATTCTCCTCTCAATTAGGTGTACTAGAAGATTTATGGATTAAAGATCCATCAAACATAACCACAGCAGATCCAATTGATATTAGAGCGGCAAGTAATTCGTATGCTGAAATTACAGCTATGATTCCTTTTAATGCTTATTTATTTATCAACACAAAGTCTAATGTACAGTTTGAATTAAAGGGAGACAGTAATTTAATTTCTCCGTTAACGGCAGAAGTTTCAGCAACTACCTTTTACTCAACAGCTGAATTAGTAGACCCAATTAGTCTGGGTAGTAATATTTATTTCTGGGATGCACATAGATTATACATTTATTTGAATCAAGATAGTAGAGAATTTAATACAGCATTTGAGTTATCACTAGGAATTGAAGGTTACTTACCATCAAACTTTCAATCAGTTACTGTTGCTACAGCTAACAATCAATTAATTGCTGTTGATAGAGATCATTTAAATCATTTATATTTTTATGGTTCTAGATTCATGGGTAATGAAATAAGACAATCAGCGTTTTGGAGATATGTTTTATCTGATATAGAAAGCATACTAAGTATTAATACATATAAAACACTTGTGTATGCAATTACAAAAAGAAAAACAAATGAAGCATCTGCGTGGTATTTACTTGTTCACGACTTAGAGGATAAAGATAATCCACGATTAGATAATTTCTCAGATATTACATTAACAGAAGCTAACTGTACATCTGATGGTATGACATCAACTCTTTTTGTTCCATATATTATGGATACTAGTAAAGATATTTATATTGTTTTAGAAGAAGACTGGAATAACTTAGCTGGTTCTGTCTTTAAATCTTCTACTAGTAAAGTAGTTGGTTTTGGAACAGAACTTACAATTTCTGGTATAAAGTTATCAAGTTATCTAGGTAAGACTTTGTTTGTTGGCTCTTCATATCAAATGAATGTAGAACTTTCTAAACAATATTACAGACAGAACGATGGAAATATTATTGAGGGTGTTTCAAATCTTAAAACATTACACCTTCGCCACAATAATACAGGTACTTATCGCGTAGAAGTCACAAGACGGGGTAGACAGCTACCACTTATTAGTGAGTTTTCTGCAACTAATTTAGAAACAACAGAATACACAGAAGGCAATGGAACATTTGTTGCTAAAATATTTGGCTTTTCTGATGAAACTTCTATTCGTTTAGTATCTGATGGTATTACTCCTTGTAATATAACTCAACTAGAGTTTAGAGGAACATTCAATAAGAAATCAAAATCCTTGAGATAACTATGCCAACCAATCAAACACAAGTTACGACAGCCGTACAAACAACATACTCTTTACCTATGTCTTTTTCAGCTTTAACGCTGGCATCCGGCATTGGAACAAAAGAGCAACTTTTAGTTTTTAGACCAACGATTGATTCTATTTATGGCAGTACTCTTACTGTTTCTGATTATCGTGGATTAGGTCAAGTTGCTTCTGCGTGGTTAGGGATTAATGAAAACACAAGACAAATTATATCAATTACTATTCCTCCAACAGCTACTTATATTCTAAGTAACGGAACGTCTATTCCATACCCCACTATGGTATCGGCTGAACCACTAATTATTCAGCGTTCTGTAATTACATCAGAACCTTATGTTGATTGGGTAACTGGATCTCGCATTACAGCTGATCAGTTAAATTTAAATACTGAACAACTCTTAGCTATTTCTCAGGAAATAAAGAATGACTTATCAAATAAGATTGGTCGATCTGATTTTGATTCAGTACTTAATCCACTCATAGAAGATTTAAACTGCGGTGTTAAAAAATTAACTAATGTAGCTACACCCGTAGCAAATTCCGATGCTGCAACAAAAGCTTACGTAGATACTCTTATTAATACGCTACTTACAGCCAAGCTAGGACAGCCAAATGGCATTGCAACATTAGATGCAGGCGGCATTTTAACAACATCACAACGCTCATCATCTACATCCATACTACCATCTACATTCTTTTCAAAAGCAACTGCTCCAGTAAGAACAACGGGTGGAGATGGTTTATATTCCCACGGATCTTTGTGGTTTAATACAACGACTGGTCGTTTGTTTGTATACGCACCAGACGATAGATACACAGGGCTTCCTAATACATATAATGGAGATATCGGCTATTGGGTTGATGTCTCTTCACCAGCACAGTGAGGTAAACTTGGCTATTAATTTTCCAAACTCTCCCAATAACGGAGACACATATACAGAGGGTACTGTTCAATGGCAGTACTCAAGTTTAAATAACGCTTGGACTATGATTACAACGGGTGTTGTTGGTGTTGATAACGGAACAAACCACGATCAAGAAGTATTATTTTTAGATCGTAATGTAAGTAATCAAAATATTCCAACAGCTGGTGTTGGTTTTACTTATAATCCAAGCACACGAACAGTTGTTATTAAGGGCGCAACATCACAAAGTAATAACTTAATTGAACTAACAGATAATGCTAATGTAGTATTAAATTCATTTAATCAGAGAGGTATTTTATCTAAAGCTGGTAGAGTTTATTATCAATCCACTACACCAGACGTTAATTCTGCTGATATTGGACAACTTTGGTATAACACTAGTAATAATACACTAGTAATTTGGAGTGGTACCGCTTGGAATTCGGTTGGTAGTGGTGTAGATATTACAACTAGTCAAATAATTACAGGAGCTAAGACATTTAGTTCTAGTTCTGGATTAACACTTGCTACTTCGTGTTCATTAGTTGGAGAATCTAGTTTACTTTTTAAGCCCTCTAATACATTAAGTCTAACACTATCTAATACAGCAGCAAATTTTGCAGTACCCATTAACTTTTCTGCGGTTGGTGCGGACGTTAAAAACGCTGTTGTTACTAAAGCAGATACCATGACAGTTGATGGTGTGAAAACCTTCTCTGGTACTATTAATGCTAGTTCTGGTATTCTATTAAACTCTAGTTCGGGGTTAAGTAGAATTTTTAGTTCTGCCACTACCAGTCCTGGAGCTAATACAGATAGTATTATTTTACAACCAACTCAAAGTTCATCTGGAAGATATATTCGTTTATATAGTAACCATGAAACCTTAGAAACAACCGGTATTACTATTAGACCAAAGAATGAAAATAACCAAGGTGCTTTAAATGTTATTGGAAATACTAAGATTACTGGTGATTTAGTAATTACTGGTAATCTTAGCTCTGGAGCAACAACTGCAACAATAGGAGCTACATCAATTGGTAGTTTTAAATCGCAGAGTGGTAGTGGCGTTGGAAATATAAACGTAGTTCCTAAAGCAATAGGACCACTTACATTTGCCCATACACTAGATACAGCAACTTGGCTTCCTACAGTAAACGTAACTAATAGTTCTCCGGTCGCCGTCTCATTCTATTATAAACGCGATCAAGTACAAATTATTAGTGGAGTTAGTACTTATACATATGGAATTACATTATTTGTGTTAAATGGAAACAGTACAATATCAATTCCTATTACAAATATTGCGGGCATGAGTGCTGGACCTTATACTAAAACATCATTGACATCTAGCCCAACAGTAATTAGTTTAGTTAATCTAGAAAATTCACCAGTAGTTACGAGTTTTATTATATGCTAACTGTTGAACAACTCTTAACGGTTATTACAGCTGTTGTAATTCCAATCTCCTTATCCACATATTGGATAGCAACAAGATTATCTGCTGTAGAAACAGTCTTAAAAATTCAAAAAGAAATTACAGAATTAGAACAAAGACAAGTATTATATCGGGTTGATAAACTTGAAAAACATGTACATGAGATTAGAAATGTATTACAAGCTTTAACATTTAAACTAATGAAAGGAGATACATTAGATGATGATTTTAAAACTCCTACTATCCTGTAGTTTTTTAATAGGGTGTTCATCCGTAAAGAAAATTCAAGCTGGTTCAAATGCAATTAATACTTCATCAACCGTTACAACTAAAGTTTTAGAGGAAATAAAAGAAGCGGCAATTGTTAGTGAATCAAGTTTAGAGACAATTTCTGAAGCTGCTAAAGAAACACCAAAAGCCAAAGAGATTGAGCACCACGCTATTATCGCTACAAAAGCCCAGCATACGATCATTGAAAGATCTAATCAGGGGCTTTTAGAACAGGCCAAAATTGCTACGACAGTTAAAGAAGTAATTGAAGCTACATCCTCGGTAGAGGATTCAGAACCGTGGTGGTCTAATTTACTACAGTATTTAGCTGCAGCTATTATTAGTTTAGCTGTTGTTTTTATTCTTTGGCAAACTGGTATTGGATTATTATTTAGACGTTTAATCAATTTTATCCCGGCTACGAAACAAGAAGAAGCAAAGATATTAGATGAAGCAATGTCTAAGGAATCTGATACAACTATCCGGGAAGCTGTGGCAATGCTAAGGGCTAAAGATCCAGAGCTAAATGCTGCATTTAAACGGAGAAAGAAACGTGCCAAACTATAAACGTACTAATATCAGCCTTCAGGCTGTAGATTTACGTGGACGTATATCTCGCGTATATACTAATAGTAATGGCGATCTTGTATTTGAATTTGCGACTGGTCAGATAACAGTAATTTCTGGTGGCGGTGGAACAATCGTATCGGATGTATTAGATGGCGGTAATTCAACAGCTGTAAATACAACTGATATAGATGGTGGAAACGCCACAGCAATAAATGTTAATGATTATAATGGAGGAGATTCAGGTGCAGTTATTATATTCCCACTATAAGGATATTAAATGGCTAATGACTTAATTAGAATAAGACGCGATACATTTGCTAACTGGCAAACAGCTAATCCAACTTTATTCTTAGGTGAAATTTCCTACGATCAGACTAATAATGCAATTAGAGTTGGAAATGGAACCACACCGTGGCTTCAATTACCAGTAATTGGAACTGCTAATCTAGCTGATGGAAATAAGGGAGATATTGTTGTATCTTCTAATGGAACTGTTTGGAGTTTATCATCAGCTGTATTGGCTGATTTAAATTCAAAATTAGAAGCTAATGCTTTAAACTTGGGAACATCAACAATCCCCTCTCCTACAGCATTACAAATTAGAAGTGGACAAGCAAACAGTTGGAATTCTGTTGTACTAGCACTAGGTGAAATTGGGTTTGATAGGACACTCAATGAAATTAGAATTGGTGATGGTACAACACTCTGGGAAAATTTAAATCCAATCGGATTAAATAAATTACAGAGTTTTACACTAGAACAAATAGGTGACGTTGAGTATATTAACTCTCCAGCTATTGATCAGGTTTTAACGTATGATGGAACAAACTGGACTAATGGTCAAATAACCTTTCCAACGTTGGGTTTAGATGACTTAAATAATGTAACGGTAACCTCACCAAGTGCATCACAGGTTTTACAATATAATGGTGCAATTTGGTTAAATGCAGCATTGCCACCAACTGTTGCAGAAATACCAGCTGGAATTAAAAATGATATTACAGTTATAAATCAAACTAACTGGGAAATTACTGATGACTCTGTTACTCAAGCTAAACTTGCATTAGAATTACCTATTAATCTGTGGGATGCTTCTACAAAAGAATACACAGATATTATAGCTGGGTTAACAATTACAACACTAGAAGATCAGTATGGTCAACCAAATGGACCAGCTATCTTAAATGCCTCTAGTAAGATTCCTACAATAAATCTAGGAACTGGTACAGCTGATGTTGATTCCTTTTTACGTGGGGATGGAACATGGCAAGCTTTAGATCTTAATGCTTTGGCCGCTGATATCCCCATTTTACCGGCTGGCTTACAGGCATCAGGTATTGGTGGTAGAGTTTTAATAAGTAGTCTATTGACTCAAGCTGGAGCGAATACACAGGAAACAGTATATGGTCTATTTATAGATACACCTACTATAGACGCGACTTTTGAAGATCGTTCTATAGGTACTCCGACAACAACAGCGAAGTGGAAATTTGATGTTAAGGATTCTTCCATAACACTTGCAAAATTTGCACCAGAGATCACTGCGGCTGGTAAGGCTTTGTTAGATGATGTTGATGCTGCCGCTCAGAGATCAACGCTTGGTCTTGGAACAGCAGCTACACAGGCTTCTACGAGCTTTGCTAATGCAACCCACACTCATGCCATCGCAGACGTTACTAACTTACAGAGCACTCTAGACGGTAAAGCTGCGACAATGCATAGCCATGCCATCGCAGACGTAACTGGTCTACAAACCGCATTAAATTTAAAACTTGATACAAGTCAAGCCGTCTCTTCGTTAAACGGCTTAACGGATGTAACACTTGGTACCCCCTCAAGCAATCAAGTTTTAGCTTTTGATTTTAATACTCAACAGTGGAAAAACAGTTCAGTTGCAACCTTAGATTCTACACTTTATAATACAATTCCTCCAGCTACACCCACAACTGTGGGTAGTTTATATTACAATGCTGATAAAAGTTCACTTGCAACACCATTAAGTGCATCTGTTCTTTCACTATTTGGTCAAACATCACATATAAGAGTATGGAATCCAAATGCGGCAATAGCTAAGGGTGTTGTTGTAAGAGTAACCGGTAGTCATAGTAATTCCGAAATAAAAATTGGATTAGCTAATGCTACTACAGAATCTACAGCCGCTACTACAATAGGTATAACAGCTGAAATTATAGATCAAAATACCTCTGGTTACATAATAACATCCGGTCTTTTACGGGGTATTAATACACTGTCACTGGGTAGTGTTGGTGATCTACTGTGGTTAAATACTATAGACGGTGGAATAACAAACACCAGACCATCAGCACCTAATCACGGTGTCTTCTTGGGCTGGCTAGTAAAAAGTGCTGGTGGTGCTGGTGAGATCTTCGTTAAAGTA